GCCAGCACGATGCCCTTCATCGGTGAATGCATGGGAGTTCTCCTCAGGCGGCGGCCGCCGGCGGGTCGAGCTGGTAGGGCGAGTTGGGATCGTGCTCGTGACGGATTTCATCGACGGGTTCGCGCTTCCCCTGGCCCGCATAGAGGCGATTCGGGCCGTTGAACACCCAGCCCGGAACCTGGCTCACGTTCCGATACGCATGAACCACGCCCGGCGGGATCGAGACCGCGCAGGGATTCGACTCGCCGCAGATCGTGCGGGTCTGCACGCCGTGGGTGGGCGACGACGGCCGCGCGTCCCAGAGCACCAGCTCGAAGTCGCCCGGCCCCATGAACGCGAAGTAGTCGGCCTGATCAACGTGCTCGTGCGGGCCGCGGGCCACGCCCGGTTGGGTCTGGCTGACGTAGGCCATCACCGGATGGAGCGGGTCGCTCAGTTCGTCCTCGCGATAGAGTTCGACGAGCCAGCCGCGCGAATCGGCATGGCGGCGCAGCGACTTAAACGAGACGTCGGCGATGCTTGTCGGGCAAGTCATGGTTGTCATGGCTGGCGCTGGCCTTTTTGTTGATCATCTTTGGCGCGAGCCGCCTCCGACCTGCGGGCGTTGTGAATCGCACGACGCACAAGCATCCTGCCAGCCACGTCAACGAACGGCAGGCCGCGATCTGCGGCCGACTCACGCAGGTAGCCGACGCACTCCTCGATGTTGGCCTCCACCCAATCGCAGCCCTTTTCATCCATGTAGCGCGCGCGCTTGTTGCATTTGCAATCGGAACTAGCGACCAGATGAAAAGGCCAGCCTGCTAGCAATTTCTTCAATTCCGTTCCAGGGCCGTAAGGCAAAGCAGAAGAAACAGAATTGACCGCAGCAGTTGGAGAAGCAAGGTTTGCGTAAAGATGCGGCAGCGACAACAAGTCCATGCAGTCATTCCAACACTTCAAGCGATTGTCGCTAATTCCTTCTGGGGACCGATAACCTGCGCCGTAATGAAAATGAAGTATTCCGTTTGAAAGCGTTCGGAAATATGAATTCGCGGCGCACGGAGGATATGTGACATTCCCCGGCATAATCCATTCTTGTTGCACCGTTCCGAAAGGTGTAACGAACGGTTTGTCTATCTGTGTCTTCAAGTAGTCCGCAGGCACTTCGGCCTTTGAAGACCACGACAAAAAGGACGGATACAAACAATTATCAAAACTGTCTGGCTCACGATTTACAGCGTTGCCAACAGTGATTGTCTTTGTAAGAACCATGTCCCATTCCAAGAAAACGGACGGTACATCCGGCAGCGTTTCCCAAACTGACTGAAGAATCAGCAGGCTTCTTCCGATGCCGCATTCGATTACTGGAAACTCAGGGAATTGCTCTCTAGACTCAAATGGCTTGAGGATTGTTATGGAGTCGCCAGGGTTGTGCCGACGAATTGACTCAACCTGCGCGGCAAGAAAAGACCGACTGTGGCACAGCAAATAAAAAATCATGGTTTGTCAACATAAACTTGCGGAGTTACGAGTGAGCTGCAACCCACCCCAAAGCATGAATACAGCGTCAACGTCACTTGCCCTGCTGGAGGAAGGCAGTCGGCTTCTGGATCAACCAAAGCGGTGTATGTCACAGACCCCGTGGCAGCACCGCTACCAATGAAGCCGCACCCAACCATACTGAAGTACCATTTGCATGCGCAGGGGTCCCACACCATATATGCACTCCAACCCTGCGAATTATTTTGCAAGACGATGCGCAAGCGAAACGCACCGTTTGCGGGAAATGGCCCATACGAACCGTACCATCTGGCGAGCGTTAGCGCAGGAGTGCAACACGAAGCACTAGCAATGCACTGTTGGGGGCTTGTGGCGTCTACGAAACCGCAGCAGCATCCGTCCTCACACGGACACCGCCCAGAGCATGTGACGCCACAACAGCACGCCATATCACCTCCCAAACGTCACAAACGTGGCCGTGAAGGTCGTTGAAACGAACACGCTCGTGGCCGTTCCGGTGACGAACACGCTTGTGGCCGTTCCGGTGACGAAAATGCTTGTGGCCGTGCCGGTGATGGAAATGTTTGATGCGGTCGTCAGGGTTTTGCCAATAGAAATCGTGCAGTTGGAGGTGTCCAGCGTTGCGGACAGCGTGATGTCAGTCACGCTTGAGCTTGTGGCCGTGGACGATACGGCAATGCCTGTGGCCGTCGATTGCACGGCAATGCCAGTGGCCGTCGATTGCACGGCGATGCCCGACGTGGTGCTGCCCACAAAAACGGCCGTGGCCGTCGCAAACGGAACGTCGATCAAGTACCAAGCGGTGCCGTCCTTCGCAATCGCGCAATTCGTGGTGATGGTCGCGGTCGATGTTATCGGGAAAAAGAGGTTCGTGACCGACACCGTGTTGGGCGTCGTTGTCACGTTCTTGAACGTGACGGGCTTGGTGCCGCCGATCGCCCATGCTCCGGTGAAGGTGCAGATGCGAAAAACTTTTGCCGTCGAGGCGGGGAGCGACTCGAACCTCGTCGGTATCTTCGTCGGCCCGCTGCCATCAGGCATTCCATCGACGCGCGCAATCGTGCGCTTGATGTCGCGGTGCAGGCCGTCGCTAATGAGAAAGCCGCGTGTCATTGATTAGACGAGGCGGAGGTTGAGGGTTTGAGTGAGATCGATGTCCAACTGAGTCTGAACACGCCAGATTAATACCTTCGGTGTGGCGTTGGGCGAACGAGGGGTGCCATCTTCGTTGAGTGGGATTGGCTGTGCGGACTGTGACTGCGATGCAATTCCTGCAAAACCGGACACCCACACCAGCGCCCGCACCTTATCCCCAACATTAACGCCGTCTTGCAGCTCGAACGGCTTGACTAGCCGGCCGGAATCGTCTTTCTTGAGCGGCAGGGCGAACTCGTCTTTGTCATTTCCTGCTTGGATTGGGTTGAACGCCTTGCAGTTGAACCCCGTCACTGGCATGGCTAAGTCCCATCCGTATTTGCCTGAGTACCCCGGAGCCTCCACATCGTTCGCCTTATAGGCGAACTCATAGGAGTTCATAAAGCCGCGATACGCCACAGTGCCGAACGTCTCGACATGGGGCGTGGCCTCGACGCCACGAAACATGACCGTGTGTGGTTCGCATTGCATGTACGCCCCGAGGGTCATCGTTTCCGTGTTTATGTATCCGCAGTAGGCAGAATAAATAGTCCCAGGAAACGGATTAAACTGCGTCACGCGAATCGTCGTGATGGCGTCCATTCGCGACACGCCGTCCATGATGTCGCCGCACGGGTTTGCGGCTGGCTCCCAGCCAACCTGGCCGGCGCGCTTCCACAAGTACGCAGGAGCCTCATATAGGCTCGTGCTTGTAGAGAAGTTCGCCGGCCGAAGCTCCGGCATGACGAGCTTCGGGTCTTCTCCCCCGCCGCTGTCGCCGGCCGTTGTCTTGTAGGTGGCGGTGATGATCCGCACAAGCCGGCTCTCGCCGTCGGCGCGGCCCTCGACGCTCACGCACGGCACTTGATTCGATGAGCTGTACGGGTCGCCGATCTGGACGCCGATGGCGGCGAAGATGTCTAGCGGCTCGTTTGCCGAGTTTAGGATGACCTTCCACACGCGGACGGCGGTGTCGGCCAAGTTCCCGCCGTCTGACGACCGCCCGAACTGGTTGCCCTGCGCGAGTTCAGAAACTAGCTTTGGCATTTGGTCACCCTTCCGTCACGTCAACGCGGAGCCGCGAGCCGGAGGCTCCGATGGCGGCGTAACTCGCACCACTGGCGAGGCGAATGACGGCCGGCTCGCCGGCCCGGAGCGTTCCGAACGGGACAAACGTCGCTCCGCTGTTGACGCCGACCGTCACGGTGGCCGCGGTGTCCGTCGATAGGTTCCGTAGAAACGCAACGCCGACCGACGAGAGGCTCGCCGTGCTGATGTTCGTCACGTTCGTGGAGAGCGACAGCGTGACGCTGCTCATGCCCACCTGGCTCATCGTGGCGGTCACGTTGGCGACCGACACGAAGTTGCTCAAGTAGTCCTTGTCCACCTTGAGGCCGACGTTGTAACTGATGTCTGGCATTTCAAATGCTCCTTATACTGCAACGCCTGCAAGCTGGGCGTTTAGGTCATCAATCCCTTGGTTGAGGTCTTGCAGTTGCTGGGTCTGCTTCTGAAGTTCCGCAAGATTTATGTCTTTCGCCGAGTCGTCGCCGCGGAGCAAGCGATTGAGTTCCTTCTGGCCCTCCATCGTGGTCACATCGGATGCGTTGAGGGCCGCTCGAGACGGGCCGCCAAGAATGGCGTTCTCGCGAGCTTGTGCCATATCGAAAACCATTGGAGCGACTGACTTGCGGGCCTCTTCTATCTGCCGCTGCATTGCTTCGCGCTGCGCTTTCTCGTCAACAAGTCCGTTGCCTAGCTCGGCCTGCTCTCCGAAGAACTGTCGGATCGACTCCAGGTTTTCGTTCAAGTCCTTCGCCGCGCGCTGGCCTGGCGTTGCGGCAAGATCGCGACCGCGAGACGCCTGCTCTCGCTGCTCCTTGTCGCGCTCCAGCCGCCTAGTTTGCTCGTCGCGGCGACGTCGCTGGTCTTCGACTTCCGGCGATGCGGCGACTTCGGCATCGACCGTGGCTTGCAGCTCCCGGCGTTCCTTGCGAAGTTGCTCTCTCTCCGCGACGGTTCCACCGTTGATTCCATTGGCGCCCATTTCGTTCGCGGGTACAGCAAGCTGCTCGTCGATCTGCCGCATCCGGTCGGCGACCGACTGGCCGTTTTGAAGCATATCCTGTTCAATGCGCTCGCGAGCCGTGGCCTGCGCGTCCTTGAACTCTCTCTCGGCCTGGGTGGCTGCGCGGGCCTCTTCTTCTGCGCGATCTCGTCGGGCCGCGCTCTCGGGCGTCCCCTTCCGCAAGTCCTCCCGGCGAGCCTCTTCGGCCATCTGCTGACGACTGGCGACGTCGGAAGAGAATGACTCCGCGATGCGATTCATCTCGTCAGAGAATGAGCGAACCGCCATTGCGGCGGTCTTGAGTTCGTCCACAAACTCGCCGAGAACAGCGATGTCGGCTTGAAACAAATCGGGGCTTCCCGACGCTTCCGCGCGCGACTTTAGTGCTTCCAGCTCTCGTTCGGCCCGGTCTAGAATGTTTCTGGTGGTGCTTGCCGAATCACCAAAAGCGTCATCAATTATTTGCTGACCCTGCCCAATGGACGCGGCGAGTTCATTAGACGCCCGCAAGATTCCGACAAGGGCTTGGTCGCGGAGCGTCTGAATCGGCAGCTCTAGGGAATCGATCAGCGATTGAAGTCTCGCAATGGCGCCGGGAGGCGCGCCACGGTCAATCAAGTCTTGGATTTGCTGCTCAAGTGCCTTCTTGATCTCTTCTGGATTTCCAGCGACCCTTGCGCTGCGGACTCGCTCTTCGCCGGCCGCCAGCTCTCTGGCGACCGCCATCTGCTTGGCGACTGGGTTATCTTCATTTCTCGCGGCAGCGGAAGCCCTCGCCCGCGCCTCGTTGCGAAGAACATTGTCGATAACTGATTTCGCCTCGGCCGCGGTCACCGCTGGGCGAGATACGACGTTCTGCCTGGCTTCTTTAAGCCGTCGCTCGGCCGCATCAAGCTCACGCTGCGCAATCACGGACTCGCCGACGGTTGTTGCTTTGTCCAGCTTATTCTTTGCGACGTTCACAGACGCCTTCGCCTCAACAACCTCAGGGCTAACAGCCGCAGCTCGCTCTTCGCGAAGCTCCTTCTGCTTCTGCTCAACGCTTCTCATTTCCTTCTCGAAATCACGCGCGTCCTGCGCGGACTTCGACAGCCCCTTGCGGGCCATTGAGTCGCCCAATGATTCAAACGCCTGCGCGAGTTCTTCAACGAGACTCTTTTGTCGAGAGAGGGAATCGTTGAGAGCTTTTGTCGTGTCCTCGGCGGTTCTTCCGCTGTTGACCCACCTGATCAGGCCAAGGACTGCTTGAGCGCCGATGACGGCACCGAGGCCGATAAACAACCCCCTCGTACCCCCCAGGATGAAGGAGAGTTGCGTGATGTTGTTGCTGACAGCTCGAATCCGATGCTCAATGCCGCCGACGGACGAAAAGAAATCGTCAATGGCGAACGCTGCTTGATTTAGCGCCAGCGAGAACCTATCTACGCCTGCGCGGCCGACGTCGCCGGCGCGGCGCATCCGCTCGGCCAGCCCCCTAGAACCAACCCCAGCGACGGCGGCGGTTGCCTCCACGGCCTCGGCCGTCAGTCGGTCGATTTCTGCCCTTGTCGCTGCAGCGTCAAGCGTGCCTTCTTGGAAGGCTCGCGATATAGCAGTCTGCAAGGCGATGAACGACGCTATCGCCGGTCCTCTCGCTTCTGTGGAAAGGCGGCCCAGCGTTTGCTGAAGAATCTGCAATTGCGATTGGTATCCTTGAAGCGAGTTGCCTTGAGCCGCCAATTCAAACCCTTGAGCCGTGCCTCCTCCAAACATCTGCCCGAAAGAGAAAGCCCTTGTGGCGCGCTGTGCGGCCGCCTCCAGAACGCGCATGTTGTTGACGGCGTTCTCGATTTCATCCCCCACGGCACGCGGCCCCATAGCGGCAAGGCGAACAAACTCCATCTCCGCCGCTTGAATCGACGGAATGAAGTGTGTTCTGACGGAATCTGGCATCGCGTCAAGCTGATTCTTCGCCGACACTATGCCAGCGCGGAGCTGCTCAAGCCGGCGAAGGCCGTCATCAATGCCCCTGCCCAGCCCAGCATCGGACGATCCGCCGAAGCCTGGCGGCAGCGTTGGGCCAAATGAGCCTGTTGGGTTGCCGCGGCCGTTCCCCAAAAACACTGGCGACGAACGGCCCATCATTGAGATGTCCGTTCTGGCCCCCATTTGCTCGAAAGAGTCGATCTCGCTTGATAGCCTTCCGCGAACCTTGTCGGCCAGCGACAATAGATTCTCAAGGCTCGCCCGCGCTCTCGTGGTGTCGATGTTGAGTACGGTGGCCGACTCAATTTCAGCGCGCCGCTTTTGAATGAGGCTGTCGATGGAGGCGAGCTTCTGGACATCGCTTGCCAAACCGCCGCCCGTTATGGCGTCAGCCGATGCTCCAGCCGCGCGTTGCCGTATCGCCGCAGACTGAGTGAGCGCATCGCGAACGCGCGGGTCTGCAAACGCAAGCTCGGTGCCGCGAGGGCCGGAGCCGGCAATCTCTGAGGCTTCGGTCAGCCGAGACATCGCTGCTGCCGTATCAAGCACCCGTCGCTCGACCCTCGCGAAAGACTGTTCGCTGACGGCCATCCCCTTGGTGATTGCCGTGTTCAGAAGCTCTGCCTGCTGCTGCGCTTTGACCAGCGCTGGTTGAAAGCCTGCGCGAACTTCGGTCGCAAGGGACTCCGAAGCCTTCGCGGCGGCCTGTAGCGGTTTGTATATCTGCTCTGCCGCGGACGCCACCCGCCGCATCTGGTTTGCGGCCTCCTCGACGTTCTTGAACTTCGAGGCGTCGAAGCCCTTGAATGACAGCGACATCGTGCTCGCGGCCTTGAGAGCACGTTCAAGTTTTTGAGCCTCTGTGTAGATGCCTCGCAGCGACGAGGTCGCGCCAGACTGAGCGCGGGTGATCGATGACTGCATCGACGCCGCGAAGCTGCGAACCTCCTTGGCAGAGGCACTCAGCTTGTTGTTGAAGTCACTGGTGTTCGCAGTGACGATCGCCGAGATTTTGCCGAGGTATCCAGCCATCTAGCTCATCCTTGAATCGGCACGCTTGGAGGCATGAGCTTCTGCAGCTCTGCGATCATTTGGATGCTGCTCTGCTCTGGCTTGACAACGCTCGGAATGAACGCCGACTCGTCCGGTATGTCGTTCTTTCGATAGTTTCCACTGGCCGCCATGATGATCCGGCAAAGCCTTGCCGTTTGCCCCCAGGGGTCGGGGAGCGGCCACCTTCTGTCGAAGGCGGCCCACTCCGCCAACTCCTCGGAGTCGAATTCTCGCAGCAACCGTTTGATCGACATCCCCATGCACAGCGCAAGCCTCATGTAGAACTTGCGCTCGGGTCTGTCGATCAGTCTTTTCCCAGGGCTTCGACGTCCTCCTCGCGGAATGCGTTGAGCTTCCAGCCCGCCTCGAAGAGCCGGTTGATCACGACCGCCGACTTCGTGCCGAGTTCCGTGATCTCGCCTTCGCTGAAGAGCCGATCCCCCTTATCGTCACAGAGCGCGAGCACCAGGAACCGCAGGCGAAACGCCTTCAGCTTCTGGTCTGCGTAGGACTCCTCGAACGCCTCGCGGTCGGTGCCGCTCAAGACCTTCAGGAACACCGAACCGCCCCACTCGGGGACGGCGATCTCTTGCAACTTGACGTCGTCGGCCGCCAGAATCTTCGCTTTGTTCAATGCCATAAAGAAGTAACCTCTAAGGAGAAGCCATCCGTGAAAAAGTTGCTCATGAATAGTCCGTAATCGTGAGCGACATCCGTACTCTCAGCAATTCTCCGACTTTGGCTTCAACGCTAGCGGAGTCGCACACGCAATGAGCAGAAACGCTGCCGCCTGGTGTCGAGAATGACGCATCCCCAATCAAGCCAGCGAGCGACTTTGGATCACTAAAACCAAGGCCATCAATCACGATCCGCCCAGGTGACGAATACGCGCCGGTCCAAACCATTGCTTTTTTTGAAGCAATATCGCTCGCGGAGGTCATATCAACGATCTCCGGCTGCGGAGATTCGACGGTCACAGATGTAACCGTGTATTTTGTCCCGCGAAAAGAAAACGCAGCTCCCTGCGAAAGAAGCGCCATTTTTCACTAACCCATCGGGATGCGAAAGGTGGCTTGATATTTGATTACATCGCCGACGGCTGCGTTTGTAACGCAAGACAGACAAGTGGCGGCGGTCGTAGAGAACCCGGCTGCTCCAGTCAGCACAATCCCGCCGGATGCCCCTACCGACAAGCCGCTGCCGCCGAGGTACTCAATATCAACTTGAGCGCTACCGTCTATGGCGTTAGGCTTAAACCCAAAAACGTATGGCTCTGGGTCGTCAATCGGCGTGCCGAGATGCGCCGTTGTGATCTTGTTGCGGCTTTGGCCGGCCCACTGCTGGTTTACAGTAACCCGCGTGACTTCACCAATCGCCGCGCCGTTAAAAGAAAAAGTCGTTCCCTGCGAAATAGTCGCCATTTTTCCCTCGTAAAAAACTAGGCCACCTTGAACGTGACCGAACCCTTGATGAGGTCGCCGACTGAGCCGCCGATGCTCGAGGACTGGATCGTCGCGTTGCCGCTGAACGACATCGGGCCGGTGATCGCCAGCGCGCCGCTTGTGCCTGCGTTGAGCACCGTGGTGTAGATGGCATCGACCGTGACCTCGCGGTTCGTCGCGAACCCGCCAACCCACTCACGACGGCCCGACGGGGCAATGCCCAGGTGGCTACCGTCGATCAAATCTTGCTGGTCGCTGACCTGAACCGAGGTGACCGTGAGGACGGAACCACCGAAGGTGAAGGTAAGTCCCTGTGCGGAAAAGCCAGCCATTTGCTGCGCCTCCTTGCGCTCGTGAATGTATTATCCGGTAGCCTCAGACCACCGAATTTGGTAAAGCTGCCGAACTTCGTAAGCGGGCGGGAGTTGTGCTCCCACGGCCGTCGGATCGATGAAATCATCGGTTTCCGAAACGAGCCGCATATCACTGATTGTAACCCCCGCCAGCGTGCCGGTGTGACCATCCAGCGCGAGCCGAACCTCGTCGGCCAGCTCGCGGGCGACGTCGTAGTACGATGCCCACGAGGCGAGTTGAAGGTGGACGACGGGCTGGAACATCGGCCCCGTCAGATGGCTTTCGCGGGTGATGTTGTTTCGCTTGTAGATGCAGAAGGGCAGCACGGCGGTCTTCGGGACGGCGATGGCGTAGACCTGAAAGCCGACCAAGCGCGCAATGGCCGGCGTTGTGACGAGCCTCTGAAAAACGTGCTTTTCGGGCGTGACGATCATTGGGACGACAGGCTGTTGATGGCTTGTGAAATCGTGGTGATGAGCAGACCTTGCACCTCGCCGGCCGACTCGTTGATAGACCTCTCCATCGCGTGGCTCGCGGGCATCGCCCCGTAGGTTTCGCCGGGGTGCAGGGTGATGGGGTGCATCTTGCCGTCTGAGAACCCGAAGTCATGCGGGTATCCGCTGCCCATGCGAGCCTGCCGAGTCGGCTCGTTGATGCTGCCCATGAGGAAGTAGTAGCCCTTGCTCATGCTCGCGAACTTCTGGTCGTTGGCGGTGCTGTGTCGGGTCATCTTCCCGTTGATCATCTGATGGACGTTCATGTAGGTGCGGCGGCCCTGCGTGCCGGGGCGGCGGGGGCCGGAGCCGAACTCGACTAGCCATGCGTGGTTGCCGCTGGGCTTGTCGGCCGTAGCCCCGACGGGGCCGGTCTGCTCTGGGCCGGTCACCGCGACAACGGCGCCGTCATACTTGCGGATGAGCGTTTTCGTTGATCGAGCCAGGTTTCCAGTGACGTTCCCCACCTTGCTGCGGTAGGACTTCTTGATCGGCTCGGACGCCTTCTTGACGGCGTTCGCCAAGAGCTGCTGCCCCCGTGCTCCAGTGGCGTCCAAGGCGTCGGCCATCTTCTGGAGCCGCTCGGCCAGTTCCCGTGCGCCGGCCGTCTGAATCGTCACGAAGCCGCCGGCGAGGCTCTTGCCGGTCTGCCCGCCGAAGTCGCGAGGCGTCGGATTGCTCTGACTCAGCATCACGCCACCTCTTTTGCCATGATCTCGTGAACGGTGCGAACCTCTCGCTCCATGAGGCTCGCTATCTCCATTGTGCGATCCCGCCACACCAGACGGTGCTGATGCGTGATGCCGGGGAAGAATCGCATCCGAATCTTGTGCGTGATGATCGCGTTGGCCTGCTGGGCCTGGAGCGTCTCGCGGCTGGACAGACCCTGCACGCTCGCCCACACGGTGCCGACGTCCTCCCAGGCCGTTGTCGCCTCGCCAAACGGCGACTGCTCTGTCACGGGAGCCATGACAGTCACCCGCTCGCGCATGAGGCCGGAGACAATCATTTACCCCACCCAGAGGACAGAATATGAGCCATTTCCAGACGGCGAAGCGATGGTGATTGTCGCCGTCGTCGGCAGGACAGCCACGCGGTCGGCCGTCACGTTGATGGCGCCGGCCAATCGCAGGGGAGTTGTGCCGGTGTTCTTGATCACTAGCGTAGACAGGCTGGTCGGGCCGGAGATCGACACGGCCGACGTGCCGACGGTGGCCGTAATCGCCTGCGCGACGAGTGGTGACGAAGCCAAGTGGTCGGAAAGCGACCCAACCGTCAGCGAGGTTGTGGTCTGGTCTTGGTAGACCGCGTCGATGTCGATGCGAGCACGAATGGTCATCGGTAAACCCCCAGGCCGGACGCGGCCAGTAGCGTGTCGAACATATAGGGCGTCGAGGTCATGGCACCCGGCACGGCCGGTTGTCTCGTGTCGTACCAATGGGCCACGAGCGAGAGAATCAGATGCTTGGCCGTCGGTGGACAGCTCGAGCCGTCGGGGCCATAGCCGGCCGAGTAACGGACGACGACGGAGTTCTCGTCGCCTCGAGTCGGCGGCCACGACTGCGCCCACTGGGGGTAGATGCGGCCGGGGAGCACGCGGTAGTCAACTTGGAAGTCGCTGTTTGTGCTCGTCAGCGTGCCGTAGGTGCCGTCGCCGTTGCGGTACGTCACCGTCACCGTGCCGTCGGCCATCGGCATCTGCGGGAGGATGATCGCCCAGACGGGAAACAGGTCGTAGCGGGCCTCCCAGACGGTGGTGAGCAGCGTGATCTCAAGCACGTCCTCAACGTACTGCCGCGCCACCGCGATCAGGCTCTGGATGTAGGCGTCATCGACGTCGGTATCGACGCGGCACTGTGTCTTGGCGAGCGACAGCGGTACCGGCTCCACCGCTGGATTCGTGATCCTGACGAGACTGCGGTACGGCGTGATCGTGGATGTCGGCCCCTGCGGCGTGCCGAAAACGATTGTGTCCATTACTTCTTCTTCCTGTGCTTCGGAGAAGCGTCGGCCCGCTCCACTTCGCGGTGCTCGACGGCTTCCTCGACCTCCGTGTCTTGAACTTCCTCAATCAGCCCGCGCCGCACGAGGATGTCGCACATCCCCCCAGGCCAGTCACTGAAGACCTGCCCGCGCTCGTAGCAACTGAAGTTGTGGAGAACGCGGATTTTCACGTCACCTGCCCCCATGCGGCCTTCGGCGCGTTCTGGCCGTTCGTCCAATACTCCGTCGTGTGCTGCTGAATCTTGCCGCCCTCGACCTCGCGGCTGGGCCAGGTGACCATCAGCTCGGCGTGTCCGACGCTGATATGCGTGGCGATGCCCAGCGTATTGCCGGCCTTCGCCCAC